AGAAGGATCTGATACTTGAGGTTACTGGTGTAGATATGTTTTTGTTGTTCATTCAGTGTCTTATAATCAACACGGTCCTTCTGTAGGGAAACCTCTTCAGGTCTCCAGAAGTAACCGAGTTGTGTCTGTGTTAGTTTATCGAAGTCGGGATACTTGTATTCATCGTAGCGTTGCATCCCCAAGGGTGCTCCAAAAAACATTGGTTGTTTCTTGGTGTCTACTTTCTTGTCGTTGAATACAGTCAGTCCCATTGTAACTCCCTTAGATTGTGTGTCTTTAGACATTGCAAGCATCGCACTCAGACTCTTCGCCTACATCAATCTCCGCTAAGAGATTGTCTAGTTTGGAAGCAGTCTCATCGACCCATCCAATGGAATGAGCAGGTTCGTCTACATCTTTTTTAGCGTCATAAGTATTCTGATAGTAAGATGTCTTCCACCCATACTTGTATGTCATGAGTAGATCCTGTGCCATAACGGATACGGGCACTTCGTTATTGTCGAATTTCTCTGGATTGTAAGACCAGTTACCAGAGATGGATTGGTCAAAGAATTTCTGCATCACTGCAACAATCTCAATGTATCCTTTGTTGGATTGCAATTCCCAGAGGAGAGTATAGTTATTCTTTAATGTAGTAAATTGAGGGACAATCTGCTTAAGAGGTCCTTTCTTTGATTTCTTAATGGACAAGTAATCACGCGGTGGTTCGATTCCGTTTGTTGCATTTGACACAACGGAACTGCTTTCCGATGGCATCTGTGCCGACAGAGTGCTGTGCCTGAGTCCGTATTCGTCGATAGATGACCTAAGAGAATCCCAATCATACTTATATTCTATTGATACCAATTCATCCACGTCCTTCTTATATGTATCAATTGGGAGAAGTCCATCAGAATACTTTGTGCGGTGGAATGCTTCGCATGGACCACGCTCTTGAGCGAGTCTATTAGATGCTCTCAGCAGGTAGTATTGGAATGCTTCAGTCAACTCATGGACGAGTCTCAATGCACCTTTGTCATCGTAATGCTCACCATTCTTAGCAAGGTAGTGTGCTAGTCCGATGTATCCAATGCCCAGAGAGCGACGTGCAAAGGTGCTACGCTGAGCAGCAGCAACTGGATACTCCTGGTAGTCAATCAACTCCTCCAGACCCCTCACAGAGAGGTCACAGAGCTCTTCCATCTCATCCAGTGACTTCAATTTACCTACGTTGATAGCAGAGAGAATGCACAAAGCAATCTCACCACCACGATCATCGATGTGATTGATAGGATCAGTAGGTAGAGTGATCTCCTGACAGAGGTTACTCATATTCACCTTGTCCTTGAAGGAGGAGTGACTATTGCAGTGGTCGATATTCATGATGTAAATACGACCTGTCTCTGCTCTCTCCTTTAGTAGATCAAGGAAGAGCTCCTGTGCATTAATAGTTGATCTCGGAATGCCCTCCTTCCGCTCGTATTCCATGTAGAGGTCGTCGAAGTCCCCAGTACCAAAGCTATCATAGAGGCCAGGAACATCGTGAGGACTGAATAGAGAAATGCTCTCGTTACGAATGAATCTTTCATAAAATAATTTGCTAATTTGGATAGAATAGTCAAGTTTTCTTACACGGTTGTCTTCTGTTCCTTTGTTGTTTTTGAGAACGATGATGTCTTCGATCTCCCTGTGCCAGATTGGGAAGTGGACTGTTGCGCTTCCACCTCTGACGCCATTTTGAGTACAACATCTGACAGTGCTCTCAAACTTTTTGAGGAAAGGGATAACACCTGTGTGCTGAACTTCTCCACCTCTGATTTTGCTGTTGATGCCACGGATTCTGCCTGCGTTGATACCAATGCCTGCCCTTTGAGCAACGTAGTAGCCAATAGCCATGTCGCTGCTAAAAATGCTATCGAGGGTGTCATCAGCATCAACAAGAACACAGCTAGCAAATTGTCGTAGAGGTGTCCTGACCCCTGCCATGATTGGCGTCGGGATGTTGATTCGGTGTTTTGAGATTGCGTTGTAGTATCGTCTGACATAATCAAGTCTTGTCTCTTGTGGGTAAGTTTGGAAGAGAGTTGCTGCGATCATGATGTACATCTGCTGGGGTGTCTCATACACCTCCCCAGATGATCGATCTTGCACGAGATATTTATCAACAACTTGCCTTAGACCAGCATATGTAAACAAATAGTCACGGTCATGATCAATGAATGATTCAATCTGATCCCACTCATCGTCTCTGTATGCTTTGAGGATGGACTTGTCATAGACACCACGCTCAATACATCCCCACACATGCTCCTGAATATGAGGACGCAAGTCTGGGTGTCCATTATACACCTGCTTACGGAGACCAAACAGGAGCAGACGTGCTGCTACAAACTGATAGTTTGGTGCCTCCAATGTAATCAAATCATTAGCAGAGCGCACAAGGATCTCTTGGATGTCACTGGTCATGATGCCATCGAATAGTTGTAGGTTAGCATTCATTTCGATTGCTGACTCTGACACACCAGCAAGTCCTCTGCAAGCGTGCTCTACCATTTCATGGATTTTACTAAGGTGGATCTCTTCCACCTGTCCGTTGCGTTTGACAACTGTGTTGCTCATACCATTTTCCAATCTGTAAGTTGTACCTTTGCTGTTAATCCTGAAAAGGTGTTGGTCTGTATTATAGCAGAAGGGTCAAGACCTGCCAACACCATGTCATTAATATCTTTTTGTTTTACTGACTTTGGCCAGATGACTACTTTCTCACCTGCCTCAACTGCCCTGTCGATCCGTTGCACGATTTGTCTATTTCGGGGCTCATTATCAAAGACCCAGACCCTATGTCTATAAGGTAGACTGCTATGGTCAACATCGCTGCCACACATAGCAACAGCTTGTCGAATGAAAGTGGAGTCAAAGGGTCCTTCTGTGACATAAACTGTCTCCTCTGGGTTTACATTGTCTTGTCCGAATAGTTTGAGTTTATCCTCAAACATCACAGTGATGTATCGTAGCGTAGAAGTTGCCGCCATAGATCTACCCTGAATGCCAAACCAATTACCGTCCTTGTCAATGAGAGGGATAATAATTCTAGGTCTGTCATTCTGAAGGTTGTCAAATGTCTGGCGCTGAGTATTAACCCACCTCTTAAACTTATCAACATAGAAGAATCTACCCAGTTGATCCTCTGGAATTCTTCTATCGAGGAGATACTTCTTGGCGGGGTGCGTTGTATTTAGCTCGCTGATTGGAGTCAGATCAGTAACCTTATTAGCAAACTTTGGCTTAGCACCTTTATATTCTGGCGTGGGTGTGTGTCTGCCCCTACCAGTCATCCCCTGCTTATACTTCTCCATGAGGTACTCAGCATGGAGGTCAACCGCATTGTCCTTTAAAAAATTAGACAGCGATCTACCCATGCCACAGTTGTGACACTTGAAGATGTATTCAGTCTTCTTCAGAAAAAAATACCCCCGTGCCTTATTCTTATGCTTCTGTGAATCACCACAGTAGGGGCAGCGGAAGTTATAGAGTCCTGATTTAACGTGTTTGTATTTCTCTAGCCTGGTGCTGAGAAGTCGGATGTATTTGTCATCGACGTAATCCATGCAGGGGACTCCACTGCAGGTAGTATAGCAGATGGCGCACTAGGTGTCAATGATCTAAGCAGTACTTGACCTGGCACACTGACGAGGAAAGAGATCACAGCGAGACCACCAAAGATGGTCCACATCTTTTTCTCCATGACTTGAAGACGGTCATCGACCTTGCGGATATCCCTTTCACAACCTTTCTTAATGAGATCTGTCTCTTTATTAAGGTCACCGTGTACACGGTCAACCTTGTCAAATAAAATCCTATCAGTTTGACTGTGACTATCTAACTTCTCATTATGTACAGCAAGAAGTTGCCCCATCTTCATGGAATTATCCTGCAAACTATCCACAACCTTCTCTAATCGTTCTAGAATTGCTGAGTTAATTTCTGACATTATTCGGATCTAAGTGCTGCTTGTCGTTTTTTCCAGTAAAACTGGATTACATCATTAGGATACAGACGTTTGACATCTAACTTTTTAAAGTTTTCTGGTCGATATATCTTGCGAAGCTCTATCTTCAGTCGTGCCTCAGACCTACTATACAATACATACTGCTCTGCTCCATCATAGGAGATGAGGAATGGTAAGTATGAAGTATCTTTCTGTGCTCCCTCAGTCGCTACCATCTGTGAGATGTCGGACTGAGAAATAGTATAGCGACGACGCTTCTTAGGTTTCTTTTTCGACTTCGATCCTCCTAGTAGAGGAGTAAAGCCAGCATTGGGTCCAGTTTCATCAGCAGTGTTGCTGAAACCACCATCGCCTGCGCTCATTGTAGGTGCATCTTCATTCATCACAGATCTTCTAGTAATTCTTCTACGTCGTTATCGGTATCAACAAAGTCAAGACATCCAGCAGGGATCTGAGGATATCTATTCAAATAGACCAAGAAAGTCTTGATGAGAGACCAATATTCTCTCTCTAGTTTATACATCAGTAGCGGGATCGTCCCGTCACCAAACACATTAAAAAGAATGATAAGATGATTGAGTATCAGATTAACACGGAGGACACCCGTTTTCAAATACCTCTTGAGTAACCTCTTAAGGTATTTGAATTTCTTCATGTCCTCCATAAAATCATCTACGGTAACCGACTGGGGATTATCATAATGCTGAATAGCAAACATCAAATAGTTTTTTTCATTAAGTTGATCAAAATGCATTATGTAAAAAAGTCAATTATCAAGACCCGAAGGTTAGTGTTGCGACGCCATCGGTGATGACTTCTTCTGTGCCACCTGCTGAGGTAATCTTGACGCGATACTTATAACCGTCCAGAGTGTCGCCAGCGAGAGCACTATAAGCAAGAGTTGCGGTCGTGAAGTCTGCATAGGTGATGCCAGTGTCAAGGGAAGCAGAGATGTTAGTCCACTTCTTAGTTGAGGCAGCAGTCTGACGTTGCCAGACGTATGCAAGTGTTCCAGGTGTGCCTGTGGTAGTAGTGCTGAGCGTAAATGTGCCAGCGCCAGAGGATGAAGTGGAAGCAGCAGGTTGTGCCGAAACAGTTACAGCAGATGCAACATCAGCAACGATGGTGTCATCAGCGTCGTCACCAGCAGCAGCAGCAGTAGCATGGACGAATGCAATGCACTCAGACTTATGCTTGGTGTCGCCATTACCAGTAGTGTATGTGCGATACTGCCACCAACCAGGACCAGTGATACCGCGAGACTTATTCTCAGCGAGAAGCATCTCAGTGGTGTCAACAAATACGAGATCGTATGAGTTGCTATCGCCACCTTTGATTACATACTCAGCAACCGCCTTAGGAGCAGTCCTACGGACAGCGCCAGCGAGTGATGCAGCAGTGCTACCTGCGTATGCTTTGTGCAATTCAATTGCAGTGGTGCTAGTAACTTCTTTAACGATGTAAGCAACGTTAGAGAGTTCTAAAATGTCGCCTACGACGACAGTATCCGCAGCATTCTTTGTAACAGTGGCGTCACCATTGGTGACCGCTACGTTATTTGCGAAGGTTGCGGCATCAATTTTTCCAAATACAGCCATTGTTCTCCGGGTATGAAGATTATTCCTATAAGTTATTTATAGCTATTCTTCTTTCTGAAACAGAAGTGACTCAACTACGTCCACAGCCTTGTCATCCAACTTGTTATCAGTTGTAGACACTAGCGAGCGCAGCACGTCCACGATAAAGTGACGAACTTCGTCTTTACCGAGTAGTCCGACAATTGTTTTCTTTGCTAATGGTAAAAAAAGTGCCAACATAATAGATCATCCTTAAAGGGGTTTGATCTATATATGCGATTACTTATCGCCTGGCTTCTTTCTTCTTTCGATCGAAATCGATTGTAGCTTGAATCATCTTCTGCTTCATGCGCTCTTTAGCAGCCTTCTTTGCAGCGTCATCTGCTACGTTGTCTGTCTTTGATTGTGCTTCTTCTAACTGATCTAATGCTTTACTTGACCAGTATACTTCTGCTTCTTCTTTCTTGACATCTTGACCAGGCTCATACCACTTGCCGTCGCCGTCAGAATCCTGCCAACGATTGCCTGCTCTTGCTGCTTTAATGTTTTTGTTTTTTTTCTTAGCAGCTTCCTTGAGTGCTTCTACGCTACTCAGGACTCTACTTCTCAGATGTTCAGACATAAGGTCCTCTTTCTTTGGATTGATGGTGACATTTCCTTTCTTGGTTGTCTTTAGAGATGATTCTTTATGACCAGGCTTCATTCAATCTCCCCCATCATTTGCAACTCCTTCTCAGTAAACAATCCTGAGTCGGACAGTTTATTTATAAACTCTTCGTTGCTCTTCTTGAGATTCACTTTACGGTAAGCGAGATCTGCCTTAGCACCAGAAGTCATACGACCCTGACCAGCAGGTTTCTTGCTGCCACCAGCAGGATTAGGACCAGTGCTGCTCAAGCTACGCGAAGCGTATCTTGAACCACTGCCTTTACTATCACCTGAGACCATCTTGCCGCCATCAGAGCGACTGTCTTGATACTCTTTCTCAGTCTGTCCGTGCTTACCTTTGTAAAGTTCTGTCACGTCTTCTTCTTCGACACAATTTGTTTTGTATCCGTCCCAGCACTTGCTAGCACCTAGGATCCTCATAGATCTATTAAGATCTTCAAGCATTTCTTGATGGAGGTCATCGATATCAATGCCGACCACTTCTTCTTTAGCGGTCACGCCGAGGTCAGCAGCATCTCTCGCTGACTTCTCGCCTTTCTTACCGACAACAATGTAACGACCGTCTGTCTTCCTACCAGTGATGAGCATAGATTCACCACCTGATGATTGGACAACACGACCAATATTTCGATCATCTGGACGCTCTGCTTTCTTCTTGGTGACAGAGTTACGATCAATTTTGAATCCCGCATAGCCTTCTACTGTAGGCTCATAAGCATCGAATGCTTCCATCACTTTCATGACACCTGTGTGGAGTCTCTGTGATTTTGGAAGAGTATCTTCTTCGATTGCCTTTAGGATATATGCCTGCTCAGTGGGATTATAATCCATGAGTGCCACAGACACCAGCATTTCTAACGTCATGTTTCTAAACCGAAATGAATTTCGCTAATACTATTTAGTTACAGCAATTTTTCTGAAATCTGAGAATTTAATTGTCTTTTGACCAGGGGTCATGTCCTGAAGTGCTTCACGATAGCGATCAGTACCTGCTTTCCAGGTGTTACCACTGCCATCATCGGCACTATAGTTGCTTTGATCCTTAGTAGTGTCAGCAGCAACCTCTTGCTTGTGACTAAGATCTGATGGTCCTAGTTGTGCAACTTCACTGATGTGCTGCAACCAGCAGCGGTGCTCGCCACCCCAACCATCACGCATGATGATGTAGTTAGTGCCACGGTGAGCAACCATACCACGGATACCACTGTCATCATGCTCTACAATTGCACCCACCTTATAGATGTGGTTGAGCATGTAGTGATCACGGAAGGCATCAAAGTCAAGTTTAGGAGCGTATGTCCACAGAGATTCATGGACAGACTCACCCTTCTTACCCTTCTTCACTTTAGGTGGAGGTGTCATCCCAGTGATGACATCACCCATCAGTTTCTTAGAGTCCTTATATCCACCAGTCCCAACGTGGAATGATTCATGGTCACCCACTTGGGCGTGTTTACGCATTGCTGATGCAGACATATTCTCGATAGGATCATCACTATCAGTAGCACGCTGACCTGCAGACTTAATGTTAATAGACTTGAAGTCATAATGCATACCATTATATTTGTTAGCAAGAGTCTCAAACTCTTTCACACGGTCGTCTCCGACCACCATGGTTACATGCTCATGTCCTTCATCATGAAGGTCACGAAGGATATCAAAAATATTTCTGTGCGATTCGTTGTTTTGGATAGCATCCTTGTGCCCCTTAAACATCTTACGCATGTGATCCACCTTCTGTTGTGCAGTCAGTGGATTCTTCTTATGATCTTGTGATCTAGAGGGGTAGATACGATAGTTACCTGAGTCACCACCATGTGACTTGACTGCATCAAGGAGTTTACCATGACCAGCATGAGGTGGATTGAATCTACCAAAGGTGATAGCAACATGCTTATCATCAATCTTCGCTTGAGCAGCAGGAGACTTACCCTTACTAGACGTGGAAGGTTTCTTAGCAGCAGGTTTTGCTGCAGCAGTTGCCTCCCTGATGAATTGAATAAATCTCATTAACCCCAGTCCTTTGCGACAGTAAAGTTAGCTCTGGAAAACTCCAGTCTATCAACAAGTTTGAGTGCAGCTCCCTCTTTAATTGCTACGAATCCTTCTGGAGCCGTTGCTCGGTAACCACTCTCATCTTCAATGAAGGTACCAATACCTTCAATCTTGTTTAGTTTATTAATGATCAATACCTTAGCATCCATCAGGTTTTTAAACCCATCGAGTGCTGAGAACATAACAGATCTGTTAGTATTTAGGTACTTGATACTCTTATCTTTCCTTTCTTCCCACATCTTCTGAGACTTAGCAGTCTTCTTCTTAGCAATCTCTTTCTCATACCTGTCCTCTACAAACATAGAGAAACCTTTTGCCATCTGTTGTGATGTGGATGGTATCTTACCATCTCGGATGACTTGGTTAAAGTATATCTTAAAGAGTGCATTGTGAGCGAAGGCACCACTCTCATTCTGTATAGAATTAAGGAACCTAGCACCTGTCCGAAGGTTACGTTTGGCAGAACTAATCTGTCTATCAACGTTTGCCCTCTCAGTAGTACTTAGGTTTGCTAGTCCATTGACATTAGTAAACTCAGAGGAGAATACTGCAACATCTTTAACACCTTGTAGGTGCTTGACATCACATCCAAAGGATGCAGTCATCTCAGCAACTGATTCACCACCACGATATGTAGTGTGGAATACTATACCTAACTTAGAGTTACCCACCTTCTTACCCATGACAGTATTAGACTCAACACAGTACGTGATAGTGTTAGGTTTAAACTTATAGCATGGTTTACCACACATCACCACCTTAGATGGTGTGTCTGTGTATAGAAGGTCACCTTGGATGACTCCCTCAATAGGTAGTTTAATTAACTCATTGTAACACTCCTTAAGAATCTTATTCAAGGCTCCCTGGTAATGTATATCAATCATCTCTTCGTTGTATCCTATCTTAGGATCAGTCTTATTAAAGACTGACTTAGTACCAACGAAAAACATACCTGTTGAAGGATCTCTTCCACATATAATGGCAGGTGCGCCATCCCACTTAACTGTCACCTTAGTATTAGTACCACCGTGTCCAGTGGTAAGCATATGCTTCAGTGACTCTAGAAAATTGACAGCATTAGTTGCACCAGCATATCCCTGGTTAAATATGTCATCTTCTAAGTGCTCTAGGTGGGTATTCTTTGACATGTGATGAGAAAAATAAAGGGAGTCAACCCAGCTCAATGCATCGGACTGCCCTTATATATTTATTATAGCAGGAGACACCCCCCTCTGGGGGTCCGAGTGGACAGTTATTATAGTGGTTTCTTCACCAGTGCTTTAAATTCCTTAGTCATACCAGCAAAGAACTGAGGATAAGCAGCGAAGTCACCCTTGTATCTTAATTCTATTTGCAGTATTGGTGTATCACCTTTACTCAATGTAAAGAATACCTTAGCAGCATTCCTTTTGAATGTTTCCTCTCTATTCAATGTAATAGTAGTAGGTTTTTTCTTTAGTCTTATGATAGCAATCATAATACTACTGAGGGTGACAGTGTTTGCTGTTTGTACTGATGGGATGAGATCATTATCCACTGACCCTACACCCTCACACAGTAAGAATTCAAACTCTTTATTCTTCCACAATTCAAGAGGAAACTCATCATACATCTCTAATTTCAGTACCCTATTAAGCATAGTGTCTGCTAGAGTCTCCTTTACCTTAGGCTCATTCATTATATCAAGGAAGCCTTGATACAAACCATTTAAGGTACCACCTTTACTCTGTAGTTTCTCATTGACATACTTTCTAAACTCATCCTGCTTACCTTTAGCACCTTTCTTTATTACACCATTAGTATCTGCTAGATCTTGGGCACTCTTAAGGTTTATTAAAAATATATTCTCAGATGTACCATCAGTCTTCTTCCTTGCTACCTTCATATTCCATAGTAACTCAGCATCAGCATCATTGGTCATTGGATTCAACGAGGATAGTTTCCTACTCCTCATAGCAGGAGAGCTAGCAAATCCATAGAGAGGACCACCCTTAGTACATGCTTCCTTTATAACATTAGCAAACCATCTAACCCTATGCTTCTGTATCTTATCCTTTGCACCCTCAAGACCATCAGCTTTAATGTATGCAGAGAATGCATTGTTAATTAGAGTGGGACTCTGTGCTGTTGACTTGGGTTTCTTTTTCAGTGATACTCCAACATAAGTCTGACCATACCTTAGTATGACATCACTGGAGTTATAGTCTGACATACCAACATGTTTCAACTTGAATGCTGCTACATCAGTATGCCATTGATTACCTGTCAAATATACTTTATCTGGTACACCTCTGGTACCTCTTGCACCCAACACAGCAGAGGATGCTGCTGCTAGGTCAGAATATATTGCTTTAATCTTATCAGAAGGCTTACCCTCTAAGTCTACTGCCTTAAGCATACCATTCTTAGTAGCATTACCAGCAGCATCTAGTACATTATCCCCTGATAGATTGGTGACTGCTAGTGTCAGTAATTGTTGAAACTTAGATTGATCACGAAATGCAGCAGTTATTGTTGTCTTAGGAATGAGTGCTAGACCTGCAAATAATCCTTCCGACGGTTCGTAAGCCATAAAAAAGAGGGTATCTCTACCCTCTATTTATTCCTTTGTAATGGTGTAGGAGGTTAGATGTCACCAGGAGCACGGTTTTCACTGTAGTGAGGATCAAACATACCCTCAGGGTAACGTGCTGCCAGTTTCAGAGTGTTGATGT